TTTCGCTTAGTGAGATTAATTTCAGCTTTGTCTTTTTTCACTCCTGATGAAAAAACTTTGCCAGGTTTAGTAATCTTCTTTGCTAAATTCGGTTTTGAATTTTGCATATTCCGATACTTCATGGCATCGTTTACCAACATAACAATACGATGGTCGTAAACTTGAGCTATCTCTTGGTCGTTAAAACCATAAGAAGTCAAATAAGACCTCATATTACTTTTCAATTGTGAAGATTTTGCAGGATCAGAAAATTCTGGCATTTTTAGTGTCAGTTTCTTCTGTTGGTCTTGCAAAAAAGATTCAAATTGTTGTTGCTGCTCCAATTGCGTTTTCTGCACAGCTTGATTAAGCTTGTCTTGCTTTCTCTTTAGTCTGCGTTCAACTCTTGCAGCTTCTGTTGGATCTTCATCATATAACTTGTCTAAATCAGCAGAATTAATTTCTGCGTTTAGCTGTTCTTGAGCTACAGACATTAACTGATTCAACTCATTAAGTTTTGAGGAATAGTCTTGCCTTTGCTTTTCAGATTCAGACATGAATTGTTTCTTTTCATAAGAAAGTTCTTCAGTCTTTCGTCTGTAGTCCGCATCTCTTGAGTAACCATTTTTTAATTCGTCTAAGGTAACATCCAATTCTTGACCTGCAACTTTTACCTTGTAGGTGGAATCTTGTTCTTGTGGAATCTCATTTGTTTGTTCTTGAGATACTTCTTCGGAAGTTTCTTCTTGCGATTCTTCTTCCTTTATTTCCTGTTCCTGAGGTTGATCTTCAGTTGAAGATTCCTCTTGTTTAGGTTCAGGAGAATTTTGTTCTTCTGTTTGTTCTTGTGGTACTTCACTCTTTCCAATTTCTTCTTCTTCTTTTGGATTTAGTGGAGTTAATAAGCCTGATATTGATTTTGCAGCTTTTTGCAAATCAGTTTCAGCTCCCTTTGTGGGGTTAGCTTGATTGTCTGACATTGTTTTTCCTTTTTAAGTTAAGTTTCTCTTTTGAGATTGACTTATCCTAAACTTTGTGTTTAGAATTTTTTTTACTGCCGCTATAGCTCAACTGGTAGAGCAATAGATTTGTAATCTATAGGTTGTAGGTTCAAGTCCTACTGGCGGCACCATTAAAATTTATTATTTTTTATACTGGTTCTAAAATCTTCTAGCTGTTTCTTTGCTAATTTACCTGTATCTAAAATTTCTTTAATATGCTGTTCAACTTTACCGACAACATTATAAGCTAACCAAAGTTTTTCTCTGGTTTCTTGTTCCTTTGCACCTGTATTAAATAAACTTTCAGCATAAAGCTTTTTAAGTTCATCTAATGCTTCTTTAAACAGAGGATTATCTAATAGTTGCCTAGCCTTGTTCGATTGGCTCACTTCCTGTTGGAGCTTGCCCTGTTCGTCTTTGTTCATTTAAACTATTTATCTGTTGTTCTAGTGTGTTTGAAGATTTTTGTGCTTCTAAGAAAGTTTTATTTCTATTAGAAGTAACTAATTTGTCTAAGTCAGCATCAGCTTTTAATTTTGCTACATCAATTTGTGTGCTGTATTTTAATTCCATATCTTTAATCTTAGCTTCAAAGCCAAGTAAAGCTTCTGCTGTATCTGCTTTAATTTTCTTATTCTCTAATTCTAGCTCTGCAATCTTTCTTTTCTCCTCAGATTGTATTCTAGTAAATTCTATCTTCTCAATTGGAGTTAATGGTGGCGGAGGTGGTGGTTGAACCATATCTTTTCCAACATCAGGATTAACAAAATAGTTTTCAACATTTTTCAATCCAGCATTTTCAATCATTTTAGATAAAGTATTGTAAATATTTTTCAAACTTACCATTGGATATTCTTGTCCACCCTGTAATTGAAAAGCTTGTACTTGTCTTTCTAAAATATTATTTAAAATAACTAATTGTTGTTCTTTAGAGCCAGATCCTAAACCAACTATAATTGAAATATTATATTTATCTTTCCATTCAGTAGGTCTAACAGGAACAAATTGATTGTTTAATTGCACAATTCTTTCTTTGTCCTGATATTTAACTGTTAGTTCAAATATTCTTGAAAATAATTCTTTAACACCAGTTTCAGAAAATATTCTAGCAATTAACTCCATACGCATTTGAGTTTGCGTCATTAAAGTATTAATTCCTGTAGCAGTTTTATTTAAGCTATCAGCATCTAAACCTTGTGAGTATCTTGTAACACCAGTTCTAGTTTCTCTAACTGTATCTAAGTATTCTAATAATGGAAATGCTTGTTGCGAAATCGTTTGTGATTGCATTGGCATCATAACTTGTTGCGGTGGTTGTTTCGTTCTAACTACTCCACCAGGTCTTGAAGTTAAAAGATCATCTAAATTAACCATACCATCCATGATGGCTACTCTGTTATTATTTGTTAGATACATATTGTCTAACAACTGACGCATAACAGTTGATTTGACTAATTGAATATCTTCAACTAATTCTGCAACTGATCTTCCATAAAATCTGTGCGGCATTGGGATTGGAGTTAATGAACAGAAAGGATTACTATCTACTGTTTCATTAGATAAAATTGTATAAGCAGAATTTCCACCTACACAAACTTTTCTAAGCTCTGCAATTCCATCGCCATCGTAATCTAAATTAATATAGCACTCATATAATTCTACTTGTTCTGTAGATTTATCTGTAGAATGTTTAAAAGGATTTTCGTCTATATCCCCATGTCTTGTTAATTTTTCTGTGCTATGTAAAACATTTTGTGAAGCTGGTAATGTTTCAATAATATCTCTATCAAAACCCATTTCAATTAATTCGGATCTAGTTTTTGCAACTTTATGAGCTACGAAACTAGCATCTTCAATTGATTTTGAACTTCTTGAAATTAAAAATTCTTCAGGTGGAACATTTTCTACTTTAACTTTACCTGTTGCATTAGTTCTTTTAATAATGCAGTTATAAAGTTTAGGTACTGGAATTTCCCCTATCTCTTGACCTTGAGCTTCAGCTAATTGTTTTGCTTGATCTATTTGTTCTTTTGCCTTTTCGTCTATAAAACTTTCTGATTCTACAAATTCAACATTTTCATCATTAACTAAAAGCTGATACTCATTCTCATCAAGATTTCTGTAAGTTTCTTGCTCAACCTTTTGGCTTTCATCCCAAAAAACTTTTACAATTCCATTTTTTTCTAAAAGAGCATCTTTGAACCAAGTATATAAAATACTAAATCCAGGATTATATAATTCGTTGCTTGTTCAGCAAGAGCTACATCTTCGGCTTTGACAGGCTCACATCTAACTACTTGGTCGGATGCTGTGAAAATTCTAAGTAGGTTCGGCAAGATTGTTTCAATGGTGTCTGCGACATCTGTAGAAACTACCTGTGATCTACCATCTATTTCTGTGCCTAGCTTTTCGCCTAAATAATACTCAACTGATTTTTTTCTTTGTGATGAAAGATTGCCACCTAAAAATCCTAGAGCATTTGTTATTTCACCATTAATAATTGATTGTAATTCTGTATCTGATATTTTTGCCATATTAAACTATATAATTCGTATTGACTGGAATGTTTTTTTTCCAGTTTGATAATTCTGCACCCTCACCTATTATGCCAGTCCTAAAACTATCGGCACAATGTGATGCGTAATTGTGCATAGGTTTATTTCTAAAGCATTGGTTTTTGTCATCCCACCTCTTTTGGTAAGCTTTTAAATACTCAATGCCTTTTTGGCATTTATTCTTGTCAAACCAACAATTAGGAAGTGCTTTTCTTACCGCTTCAATTCCATCTTCAATAGATAGTTTTGGAGCAACCTCAAAAGCAATACCTAATTCTAAAGCACTATCTAGCCTTGACTTTCCCATGTTACCCAGTTCTCTTACCTTAATATCATGTGGAGCTATGTGCTTTGAATACTCATATTCTTTTTGATTTAATATGTCGGCATAGTGATCTAATCCTTCACCTGCATTTTCATAATAATCAATTAATCTAATTTCTCCTTTATACCTTTGGACAAACCAGATCGCTGTGCTGTCATTAAGACCTAAATCCCACCATGTTTCAACATCAAGGTTGTCATCATAGGGAACCTCACAAATTCTATTCTGTGTTTCTAATTCTTCGATTAAAGCACCATAATACGAACCAGTAATAGCTGCTTGAAAACTGCACTCAAACTCTTGTTCGTATAAATCTTCAGACATCATCTGCTTTGCAGCATCTAATTCATCTTGATCTAATATACCTGTTTCGCTAGCTTTAAACTTACAAGCAAACCAATCTTTATTCTTTTTGGCATCTTCATATAATTGGAAGAAGTAATTTCTACCTTTTGGTGTTCCAATAAATACGCACCAACCTTTTCGGTCTGCCAAAGCTGGTCTTATAACCTCTGGAAAGATAGTAGGCTTAATTGCCTGAGTTTCGTCAAATACACAACCATCCAAAAAGATACCTCTTAATGCTTGGTCGTTTTCAGCTCCAAGAATTGTGATCCTTGCACCATTTGGTAGATCGCATCTTAGTTCTGACTCATTAAATTTTGTACCAGGTATTTTACCTGCGAATTGTTTTATATAATCCCATGCTGTCGCCTTACCTTGCTTGAAGGTTGGAGATATGAAAGCATATCTTGGGCTTGGCAAAGGACAAGTAAGAGCTGCTCTTATCATGTGATTGATGGTCATGACAGTTTTGCCTGGCTCTCCGATGTAGCACACAGACGCTAAATCGGCTCTTATCAATTTCTTTATGCAAAAAATTTTGCAATTTTCTTGGTTTGTATGGAATGACAATCTCTGGCATTTTAAAACAAAACCCCCCTAATGTATTGTAACTCCTCTAGGAACGAATAATCTTTCAATGCCAAGTTCATCCATGATGTGAGTTGAGAACTTCTTAGCTTCTAATAAATCCTGAAATCCTCCAAAATGTATTAATACAGAATTGTTGTTTTCCATTACATAAACTACTGCTGGATAACCATTCTGATTGTCGTCAAATTTCATCATAAAATTCCTAATCTAGTTGTGTGTACCTTCCCTCAATTTTAACAAACCGCCAAAATATGATTTGATGGTATGCCTTCAAATAAAACCGCCTGAATCCTCACAAATTAATGAAAAAATCAAATCTATTGAATTTAAATCAATAGACATTGATTATTATTCAATAAATACAATGTTTTTATTTAAAAACTATCAAAATACTATCTATTAATATCTATTCAACTTGTAATTGCTTATCATTTGGCAGATTTACCAAGCGATCTCTATATATCTACTGTATTAATTCAGATGTATTATTTGAATTAATTAATACTTAATCCTTGTATTTATTAGCTTATTCTTACTGTTGCCACTTAATTTCTAATGGTTTATCTCCACCATTTAGAGTCAATTTAGTATCTTTTCCATATCTAATAGGTGATAAAACAGAGCTTAACCACTTCGCATTTGATTGCATTTCTTTTATTAAATGTGCAAATGGTAAACTATTCTCCATCTTGCCTGAATTCTCTAGCTTATCAATACTGCTTTTTAATTTGTCCTGAGCTTCTGCGATAATGATTTCAATCCCAATCTTTTTGCAATTATAGTATTGATCTTGTAACTTCTCACTATCTTTCAATTTCTGACTAAATGTAGCCCATGAAACCATTTCTGGATCTCTAGTTATTGAACGAATACTTTCTCCTTCGCAGAGTCTTTCTAGTATTCGTTTTTCCATAGCTTTATTATATCTTATATTCATAGTTTATAATTATTCTAATGTATGTATGTGTTGCATAAATGCAACAGTTTAATTCTATTTATAGTTGTTATTAATAATATTAATTTAATTAATATCTATTGTTAATTAGTTGTTGACTTTAAGTTATCAATAGTTATTAATTGAGTTATGATTCAAATTAACCAATTAACCAATAAGGAGAAAGAAAATGAATAAATTTGAAAGCATATCGTTAGCACCAAGAAAAGATAAAGAAGTAATTTATCTTTGTACTTGGAATGGTGGAGAAATTGTAGAAATCCATACTGAGAAAACACTAAGAGAAGATTATAAAGGTAGTAATTTGTTTACTGCTGAAGCAGATGAAACTTACTTTTCTTGTGGAGATATATCTCTTTTGCTTGAAGAATATTTAAAAGAATCAAAAAAAGATTATTTAGGCGATTCTTTTATTTGTCATAATATGGAAATTGAAAGAATAGTTTAACCAAAAAAGGATAAAAAAAATGAAATTGCATCATACAAAATATAAAGAGAACTATAAAAAATATATTCTCTCTACTATTAAAACTGGAATTAATGATGAACCATTAAAAACAGATGAAGAAAAGATTAAATATATTTTTGATCGTTTCAATTCTGAATATGGGTTTATGATTAACAGAGTCGGTAAACATAAGGCCATGTCTGAATGGTTATCTGGATTGGCTTTAGATATAGAATATTATTATTCTGATATAGTTGATCTAGCAATCAAAATGGGTTCAATAGATCCTAATCCAAATGACAAGTTAAGAAATAAAGTTGAACAAGGTTATTTTGATTTCATGGCTAATATCATTCTAGGATTTGAGCCAAAGGAGGTTGTATGAATAAAATAGAATATATTTTAATTTCACACTCAACACCCAAAAGAGCATCTAAAAGAATGGGTAAATATTCTTTAAATGTCAAAAGAATAATTGCAAATTCTAAATCTGATGCAATTTTAAAAAGAGATAAATATTTAAAAAATATTGATGCAGATTTAACTAATTATAGATGGACTCTTGATAAAATTAATAACAGGGAGATTACATGAATATTTATGAATTAAATAAATTAATCATACAATTAGAGTCTGAAAATAAACCTACTAATAATGAATTGATTGAATTCTATAAAGTTAAAAGAATTGAATTAATTGGTAAAATAAATTCAGAAATTAAAAAAAATATTAATAAATTTTTTAAGGAGGAATAATGAAAAGTTATAAATATAAATCAATAACTAATATTTTAACCAAACAATTAAATAGAAAGATATTTGATTT